GTGAATAGTGTAAATAAAATTTTATTACCGGAAAGGGATTACTATCCTTTAAGTAAAGTTTCAGAAAAACTAGGCTGTGACATTCAGGATTTATTCCACTATGCTGCAAGAGGACACTTAGTAGTTAGCCTTATGATGCCATTTCTTGTTGGAGCAAGAGTCTCAGTTCACGGAGATATGACTTTAGATGTTTTAAGTGATGTTAATCTTGAGAAAATAGAAGAAAAGCAGATGCTTGATGAGGTGAAGATTACTAGCCTCTCAACTATATATGACGTTTCAATAAGTTCAGAATACGGAGGGTGTTTAGCCGCTACCATCGGAGGGGTATGGGATTTAAATATGGGAGCGGCTGAGATGTTTGAATGTTTTGGTTATGCGACAACCAAAACCATAGGTGCAGTTTATCCGACTGGAATTGATAACAGCATTGATTTTTATGCACACTTTGAAAGTGAACAAGCAAAAATAAAAAATGAGTATCTCTGTGTTACTAAGGAAAACCTTTCCTTTATCTGTGGGGGCGAAGTAAACAATCATATTCCAAATAATAAAAAAAGACCGCATTTGACAGAGTATCATTCTAAAAAAAGAGAGTCTGTCCTGATGGCCGCAGTTTATATGAAAGTTCATCACCCCGATTTATGCAGCAATAATACGAAGTGGGCTGAAGCAATAAATGATTATGCTCACAAATTTTGGGAGAATGGAGAGCCGCCACTAGCTGTAGACACGATTACTGATTTACTGGGTAAAGCTCTTGCAAATTCAAAGTAACCCCGAGTTAGGCTAACTTCCCCCTCAGTTAGCCTAACTTCCCTACCGAGTGGATTGTAAAACATAAAGAATAGCTTTCACGGAAAAACAGTAAAACAGTGAGAGCAATATGACTAATCAATATACCCCACCCACACCAGAGCAGCGCCGCGCTATCCTTGCTGAATCTGGTCATACCTACGACAAGCGCATTCGGGAGCGTGAATGCCAGGACATTACCAGTTTATCCCGTACAACACGCTGGAAGTTGGAAAATGAAGGAAAATTCCCGCCTCGCTGCCACTTTGGCAGTAATAGTTGCGCCTGGCTTCTCAGCGACGTGTTGTGGTGGGTTCGTAATCCGCCAGCCGTGGAAAACGTCAATAATCCATATAGCCGCCGTTCCGCTTAATTAAACATAGGTAATCAGAGATGAAAAAATTAAATGCCCTTGGCGGGCAGGGATTCGATCAGCCTGAAAACAGCCGGAAAGATATTTCTGTAGCGACGATGAGCAGCCTTCAAATGGTTGATTACATCAACGCGGAGCGTAAAGGGAAGGCCCAGGCGGAAGGAATGGATTTCCCCTGCAAGAAATATCGCAAGCTGGAGCACCGTAGTTTAATGGCTAAAGTGCCAAAGGTACTTGGCGAGGCAGCTGCAAAATTTTTTGCAGTTGATGTTTTCATCAATGGCACCGGCGGCAAGGTTGAGCGTGATATTTATCGCTTCCCCAAACGCGAAGCCTGTTTGATGGCAATGAGCTACAGCTATGAGCTTCAGGCGGCGGTGTATGACTACATGGAGGAATTGGATCACCAGAAAGACGGGTATCTGGGCTACACGATTGGCGAGCTGCAAAACATTGTGGCTTCTGCTCGCCAGTATTCCGACGAGGATGCAAGTGATGCCGGTCGGCGTCTGAAAAAGCGGCAAGGTGATCTTATTTTGCTGGAAAGGGCTGAACACCTGGTTAGCAGCTTAAGCCAGCTTTCGCTAAACCTACCGGGGAGCGCTCCAGATGCTGAATAAAACAAAGGCGGCCATACCGGGCCGCCAATGCTACTTCACAAAACTGGTACGCAGTCAGAATAGCACGCTGGCAGAATTGATCAATTGGTGCTGTATTGAAGGGAATGGCTCAACGTTTTTCTTCTTTCAGTTTTGTGAATTACTCGTCATTGACGGGGAAGCCAGCCATTTGCATTTCTTTCTGGAGTCGGGAGATTTTTCTCTTTCAGAATCCGTAGTATCGCAGGCTCAGCAAGAGGCCCCCAACCATCCCAATTGCCTTCCCAGCAGTTGTTACAGCAGAAAGCTCTACCATATAGCTGTAATACACGCCCTTGGTAAAGATCTGGGCCATATCTCGTTTCTGAGCCACAAATTTCGCACTTACAATAAAAATGCCCTTTGCGATCTATTCTCATTGTCGTACTCCTTATCTCATCCTTTTGGCTCAATGCCGCGCTGCTGTAGCTCTTTACGCAGTATCCGCTTAATCCAGGTGGCGAGGGATGAATCACCATCCTTGCGCATCTCATCTTCCAGTTGCGAACGAAACTCTTCACTCAATCGCATCTGGTACTGTGGAGATTTTTTCAACTCTTGCATTGACACGTGTAATTACCCTAGTTACCATTTGAATGTAACTACAAGGGTAATTACCTTTGAGTTAAAAAGCAACGCCTCGGAGTGCGGGAACACTGCCGAGGCGTCTCACCAAACCGTTATACGAGGTAACGATCATGGCTGACACTCAGTCTACCCAAACTCGCACTAAATTTACATTCCTATTCCTGGCCACACCTGACCACACACCGGAATGCACACCTGTTGTGCTGCGCTTCGATGCTGACACTGAGGCGGCCGCTCGAGCAGCGTTCCCAGGCTGGGAGCTGGTGTTTGCAGCGAAAATCCGCACTCAAGCTCCATGCCGAGTCGCATTCTTCGATTACGCCACCCGTAAGGGCTGGGAGTTCGACAGCGCAATGGTTCAGGAGGTGCGTAATGTTTAAGCTCAAGATTACCGTCACTGACCATCAGACTGATACGGTCGAGGTATTTACGCCGGGCAACCGCTACAAAACTTATTCAGGTGCAGAAAAAGCGGCATCAGGCTATCGCTACGCTTTTAAACCCGATGGGGTTAACGCGGTTATCACCTGCGAAGCGGAAATTTTGGAGGTAGCCCATGCTTAAGTATTTCCAAGTATCAGGCTACGCCGTTAATAAGCGCGGTAACACCATCGGTATTTCTTACGATGTTCAATCAACCAGCGCCGAACAGGCAATTATCAAAGCTGAGCAAAACGCCATAGAAGATGGGTTCCGTTATATCCGCCTGACAAGAACGATTTTGCAGGAGGTGCGCCATGAATCAGCATGAAATGGAGTTTAATTCCGCTATCCGCAGAACAGATCAACTTATATCACTTCTTATGGTTCTGGAAGATAATGTTGACGCTTTAGAACAGACGGAGATGGAAAGTTTAATTTCCCTTGCCAAAGATTTATCTATACGGATATCAGCCTGGCTTAATGATGAACAGAAAGTTAGGGAGGCTAACCATGCGTAACCGTCCTAGCACAATTTCATTAGATATGGCGCTATACCGTGCAACGCTTAATAGCTCGCTTTTTGAGGTGATTATTAATGCCGCATATAGCGAAAATGTATCAAAGGTTGTTATTGATTTAATAACGATAGCCTGCGATGCCAACAACAATATTATCGCAGATTTAAATAAGGAGGCCGGTGATGAACAATCCAATGCCTAACAGCCGCTATAAGGACAAGAGCGGTCAGTTTGTCACGGTAAAATCCTGTGCCTTTAACCGCGTTGAGTATATTCGCGAAGGGTATCCGGCTCCTTGTGTCGTTCCAGTAGTTCGTTTTATGTCTGAGTTTAAGTTTGTGTCGGAGGCATCAGCATGAAGAATGCCCCAAATTTAAAGCACCTGCCAAAGGATAAAGGCACTGAGGCGGTAATCTTTGCGGGGACGAAGGCTTGGGAACGGGCAAAGGCTTATCAGGGCGCGAATAAAAATGGCAACGATGTACCGCCGATAGTTCTCGATCACCAACAGCTCAGTGAGTTGGATAACCTGAAAATTATCGACAAGGGCCGCATGTATGCCCGCGTTTACCAGGCGGGGCTGGTGGATCAGTCAAAGCTAACGCTGATTGCGCAGAAACTGGCGGCAGCAGGCATCAAGCAGGCGCGGCTATACAGTGAAGCCGGTGAGCTGGTGGAGGATTGGACAGAGAGCCTTGAGCGGCTTTCATCCGAACCGGTGGTCGCATATAGCGGTGGTGTTACTGACCTGTCACGCATGGGGCCGAGCCAGCGGGGGGATGTGCTCAAGGCACACTACGGCAACGCACTTGCCATTCATGGCGACTCTGACACCGTTCACCACTATAACGGCGTTGTTTGGTCGCCAATCTCTGACAAGGACTTGCAGCGGGTTATGTCCTCAATATTCCGGGAGGCGGAGATAGCGTATTCACAGCCCAGCATTAAATCGGCAGTGGATACGATGAAGCTGAGTTTGCCGATGATGGGTACTACTGCCCGTAATCTGATCGGTTTCGTCAATGGCGTATTTGATACCAAGGCCTGTGAATTCCGGCCACACCGCCAAGAAGATTGGCTGCTGATTGCCAGCAACGTCGAATTTAGCCCAGCCGTAGAGGGTGAGACGCTGGCGAGCCATGCGCCGAGCTTCTGGCGGTGGCTCTGCCATTCAGTAGCGAACAACACCCGCAAAGCCGATCGCGTTCTGGCAGCGTTGTATATGGTCATGGCGAACCGGTACGACTGGCAGCTATTCCTTGAACTCACCGGCCCCGGAGGTAGTGGGAAAAGCGTATTTGCAGACATCTGCGAAATGTTGGCAGGGAAAAACAATACGGCATCGGCCAGCATGTCATGTCTGGAAAACCCGAAGGAGCGGGAAATACTCGTAGGCTGTTCGTTAATCGTTATGTCCGATATGGCGCGATACGCGGGCGACGGCGCAGGCATCAAGGCGATAACTGGCGGGGATAAGGTTGCCATCAACCCGAAATACAAAACGCCGTATTCGATGCGTATACCGGCTGTGGTGTTGGCAGTAAACAATAACTCCATGACTTTCAGCGACCGTAGCGGCGGGATTAGCCGCCGCCGGGTCATATTTAATTTCACGGAGGTTGTCCAGGAGAACGAACGTGATCCGTTCCTGGCGGAAAAGATTGGTGCCGAGTTGCCGGTAATCATCCGGCACTTACTTAATCGTTTTGCTGACCAGCGGCAGGCAAAGCAGCTATTGCTTGAGCAGCAGAAATCCGAGGAGGCATTAGCGATTAAGCGCGAAGGCGATTCGCTGGTGGACTTCTGCGGGTACTTAATGACGATGGTGGAGTGTGACGGCATGTTTATTGGTAATGCGGAAATTATTCCGTTTGCCCCGCGTCGTTTTTTATATCACGCCTACATGGCTTATATGTCGGCGCATGGGCTGGGTAAGCCAGTATCTTTAACCCGGTTCGGCAAGGACATAATGGGGGCAATGGCGGAGTACGGGAAAGAGTACAAAAAAGCTATGGCTACTCGTGGAGAAAACAAGGGGCGAATCCAGTCCAATGTGTCGCTGATAGAAGATGCCGAGGAGTGGCTACCGGCAGCTATGGGAAGCCATACCCCAGAGCAGTGACAAAAAATTTAAGTTTTTAAGCCTAAACTGTCAACTGTCTACCATTTCATAAAATATATAGATAATACATTGGGTTATGGTGGTAGATAGTTGGTAGAGAGTTTGATTTAAAGTCTCTACTGTCTACCAGTAGTAGAGGGTTTGGGTAGAGAGTAGTAGACACTTTGAAGGGTAACTCTCAACCATGTAATGCATTGTTATATAAGAAATAAATCACATGGTAGACAGTGTAGACAGTTTTAGAGGTAAAAAAATTTTTTGTTCGTTGAGGATTATCTATGAGTCAGACTGAAAAGCGAAAATCGGGCATCGAAATTCTTGATATGCACCCGGCTTTGCCAGGCATCACTGTTGAAGTCGTGAACCGCAAAACAAAAGAAGTTGTCGCCGTGCATGACGTTATCAGCTATGTCGATGTGAACTATTGGCACATCTACAGCGATGAACCAATCAAGCGATTAATGCCATGCATTAAAGTTAATGGCGAGGCCGTGCCATTTGAAGCGCCTGTAGGGCACGATATGGTGACTGTATTTTTCAAATAAGGAAAAGATATGAGTGAAAAATTAAAGGCGGATATTGAACGCTCCAAGCGTGTTATTAAAGAAATTAAAGCGCACAAAGATTATTATGGAATAAATGACCTCGACACCATGCACACAAGTGATTATCGCCGGGTGCTTGATGAAGGTGCGTTATTCTGGATTGACCATCATGATTTTGTGCGCAGCACATTTTCGGAGGAGATATTTGCAACTAACCGCGAACAACTCGATGCCATGATTGAACATTTACAGGGGTATCGCGAGAAAATGCCAATGCCGCCGAAGCGTCTCAGTGAGTAGATTATAAAGCCCTGCATTGCAGGGCTACCTAGCCTTAATGAATTGTTTCTCGTTGTCAGGATCAAGCAGCTCACCTGGAGGAATGGAAACTCCTAAAGCAAGATTAACTTTTTGCATTGCATAAGTATTAAGTATGCCTTGATTTGCTAAAGCGCCATTACTAAAGCCATGTGAAAGTCTGATTAAGTTACCAGTCGCATCCGTGATTTTATCTGGTTTTGGAAGACCAAATACATAACACCATGAACTATATGCAGGTATTAAGTTGGTTGCAGCATGTAGTTGAGATGAGTGTTGGCGCATAATTTTACATACTTCAACCATTTCATCATCATCAGTACCTTTTGGATTACTAAGCTTATTTGCGTAAAATCTTAAGTCATACGTTATCTTGGATATCACCTTTCTTTGCTCACTCACTGGTTCAATAAGCATTTTCATGATTATTTGCCCAATAACGTAGACCATTACACCTGAAAAGACCGTTAACAGAACCGTCATACTCTCCCCCAGAAGAACGTTTTATCACAGATGCCAAACGACTATCATAAACTATATTTACATGGGTTTTGTAAATTATTTGTTCGCCGCTGTTTATTGTTTTTTGGGGCAAAAAAAGCCTGTTTACTCTGAAACATTAATGTATATCTTGAAGAGTGGCACTCAGACGTGAGCCGCCACAGGCCGTTCGATACTCCGCTGACATACGGACTCCAGTCGGACGGCCACCCCCTATTTAGTGCTGGTTTCACGTCACGTTAATCATTACTGCGAGAAACCACACATGAAAAAATTGCTTGAACTCCGCCAGAAGAAAACCGAATTAGCCACCCAAATGCGCTCCCTGCTGACCAAGGCGGAAGAAGAGAAGCGCAGCCTCAACGCTGACGAATCCAAACAGTTCGACGAATTGCGCACCCAGACCGACGCCATTCAGGCCGATATTGTCCGCTATGAAGCGATTGCCGATGAAGAACGCAGCCAGGGCGACAAGTCCAAGCCCGCGAACGATGGCAAGAAAGTGACCAATGCCGAGTTGCGCCACTACATCATGACCGGCGACACCCGCTCCTTATCTACCGGCGTTCCTGCTGACGGTGGTTTTACGGTCATTCCCGACCTGGATAAAGAGATTATGCGCCAGCTCTCTGATGAATCGGAGATGCGCCAAATCTGTACGGTGAAGACGACCAGCAGCAACGAATATAAAAAGCTCGTGTCCGTTGGCGGCGCGGCGGTAGCTCACGGTGAAGAAGGAGAAGCCCGTAGCGAAACCGCGACGCCGAAGCTGGAAGAGGTCAGTATCAAACTGTTCCCGATCTACGCTTACCCAAAAACCACCCAGGAAATTCTGGATTTCAGCGACGTAGACATTTTGGGCTGGCTGACCGAAGAGATCAGCGACACCTTTGTTGAAACCGAAGAAACCGACCTGGTAGCCGGTGACGGCAGTAAACGCGCGGGCTTGTTCCAGACCGTGCTGGGCGTTGCCTTGATTGGTGCCGCCATAGCGTTTTCACCTGCTGGCCTTGGTGTGTTTTCGGCAACGGGTGGGTGGACTTCTATGGCTTATGCAGGTGCAGCAATGTCCCTTGGTGGTGTGGTTCAAATGCTCTCCCCACAAATGGGTGGCCTACGTATGCGCCAAGACCAGGACAACAAGCCGAGCTATGCCTTTGGCGGGCCAGTGAACACGACCGCGCAGGGCAATCCTGTCGGCGTGCTGTACGGCACACGCGAAATCGGCGGGGCGATCATCTCCGCAGGAGTTTACACCGAAGATCAGCAATAA